ACGTATCAAATCGGGCCGGTGCCCGAGAAGGAAAGCAAGGTGAATGGGCCGACGCGACAGATGCTGGACATGCTCAAGGAGATGCGGCGAACGCGCGCACCTTGGACGGTCCAGGATTTTGTGGATCACGACCTGCTGGGCGGGGTTCATAAGAAGCGCGCGATCAAGTACAGCCTGGACAAGCTGGAAGGGCAGAAACTAATCGAGCGTTGTGCTACTCCAGCGAGTTGGACAGGTAAGGGACGGCCTCCTGCTTTCTACGAGGCGGTTGGTACAGACGTTCCAGGGGCGTTTACGTCTCGCGCGCGTGAAAGGTCCGTGAAACCCCCTGTTAAAAATCAAACCCCTTCTCCTGGAACGGATTTAAACAACAAAGTGAATTGTCAAAAGTCCGAAATTGTCAAAAGTCCAGACAAGGGACTTTTAACAAAACCGGAACTTTTAACAAAACCGATTGTTGGTAAGAACCCTTCCGCTGCAACGGATCAGCTTTTTAACGCAGATAATCAGAGACATAAGGGTGTCGAACCTGGCGCGGATGACTGGAATATGTGGGACTGACCCACTTGGCGAGAGCCTGTCAATGTGCTACTTTGTGCATGTGGTTTACCGCGCTGTGACCGAAAAACAAATTCAAAGCACCGTCAAAACGGCCCATCAATACGGTGGGTCGTTTATTAGCAAACTTGCTGAAGCAGCTTTGGCCGGGGACCCCCGCAACCGAGATCGCGTTTTACGCGCTTTTCCCGAGATCGTTGCCCAATACGGACCAGGCAGCGTTTTTTACAACGAAACACTTTGACTATGAAACAGCTGAAGATTACGTTGCGTGAGGAAGATGCTGAACGGTTTACGAGGGAGGCGGAGAGACAAGGCATTCCACGCGCTGAGCTTCTCCGCCAAAAAGTTCTTCGCACTGGTGAACCTATAAGCGTTCCGGCTGATATTTACGCACTGGTTCAAAGGGTCAGACGCAAGACAGGCTTTGGTTTAGACAATCGAATGCTTGAAAACATTGTCATGTGCGTCGTTAGTGAAGTGGTTAATTAACCGGCTATACCGCCTGCTGTTGAGGTGGGCGGTACACACTGACAGCAGGTATTTCGGCGGCATGAAAAGCACCGTTAACTTTGTCTACTGCCAGGTGGGCGAATCTTTGGATAACGAGGCTCTGGCCTTGGTTCGTTTTACCAGTTACGACAGCGACTCACGCGCGTTGGCGGTAGAGCAGGTGACGTACCAGGACACCCCAGTAGGGTTTACGAACTTTGAGCGGCACGTGGCTGCAGCACTCGACTGCGGCGTTGATGTGGCTGTGATGACTTCTTATGATTTGGATTATTTTCCGGTTGTCGAGAGTTTAGTAACCTCTTGATGTGCTACATTGAGGTGGTTACACGGCACCACCCATGTCCCCTCAAGTCTTTCAAGGGATCGAGCATTTAAGCAAGCTCAACACGGCTCAGTCTCTTTGCTTTGACACAGAAACGCTCCAGTTGCAGCCTGAGCGCGGCAAGTTGCGGCTCTTGCAGTTAGGTGCAAGGGATCGCGACACTATTGTTCTTATTGATTGTTTTCAACTTGATAAAAGCGACTGGGCTAATCTGCGCTGGTTCTTCAGCCATCCAACCCGATTCTGGCTGGCCCATAACGCTGTCTTCGATCTTGGGTGGCTCCAGGAACACAACATCCATCCGGCTGGGTGGGTCCGTTGCTCCATGTTGGCCAGCCGACTTCTCACCAACGGCTTACCTAATACGAAACACGGTCTCGACAGCGTTGTAAAGCGCTACCTCAAAAAAGAGCTGTCCAAAGAGCAGCAGCGTTCTGACTGGAGCGGTGAACTCAGCAAAGAACAGTTGGAGTATGCGGCCAACGACGTTGCCGCTTTGGTGGAGCTTGACGCAATTTTGGAGCACCGGATTAGTCGCGACAGGCTCGGACCGGCTTTCAAGCTTGAGTGCCGCGCGCTGCCTGCAATGGCTCAGATGTGGCGTACAGGTTTGCCCTGGAACGCTGAGAATTTACAGCAGCGCAAAATCGATTACGAGCACGACATTAAGGGCTTAGCCAAAGACTTTGTGTTGCAGCTGGATGCAGCGATGCCTGAAAAACACAAGTTGCCGCGTGATGAAAACGGCAGCTTCAACTTGCGGGCTAAGGATGAGGGCAAGCTTCGAGATGGCACCAAGAAATACGCAGGCTTCAACATCAACAGCCCGAAGCAGCTTGTGGAAAAACTCACCGTGCTGTTGGGCGGTGAGCCCCCTTGTGATGCCAATGGCAAGCCCAGTGCATCTAGGCAAGCACTGCGTTCTTACGCTGCCGACCACGAAGTCATTCAGATTTATCTGGAGTGGAAAAGGTGTGAAAAACGTCGGCAAATGATCGAGTCCATCCAGGAAAAAATGGACAGCATCGGCTTTGTGCGTGCCAGCTACATGCAGCTTGGTGCGGAGTCGGGGCGCATGAGTTGTATCAAACCCAACAACCAGCAGATTCCGCGTGACAAGCAGTTTCGCAGTTGTGTTGAAGCGCCTGAAGGCTGGCTATTAGTTGACGCTGACTTTGGCCAGATGGAGCTTCGCCTTGCCGCGGCAGTTGCAAATGATGAGCGGATGATTGCTGCGTTCCAGGCTGGGGAAGATCCGCACACCGTTACTGCAGAAGCCATCGGCTGTGATCGGCAAACTGCAAAATCAGCCAATTTTGGTTTGCTGTACGGCTCAGGCCCTACGGGTCTGCGTAATTACGCAGGTGGCATGGGCATCACCATGACGCAAGAACGTGCAGCAGAAATAAGGGATGAGTGGCTTGATGCGTTCCAGGGAGTAGCTGAATGGCAACGAAATAATGCAGCAGTTGCAGATCGGACAAAGCACGACAAATGGGCGGAAACCAGGATTCCAATTTCAGGGATGCGGCGGTATTTACAGGGCGACATGAATCGGCTGACTGTCAGGTGCAACACGCCGATTCAAGGGGCCGGTGCTGCCATTCTTAAGTGCGCCTTGGGCAACCTCTGGCCAAAGGTCAAAACAGCGGGTGAGGACACCGTTCGCATTGCTGCTGCGGTGCATGACGAAATTCTGTTGCTTGTTAGGGAAAATGAAGCTCAGGAGTGGGCTGCAACCTTAAAACAGGTAATGGAAGACGCCGAAGCCAAGTGGCTTGGAGAAATTCCTGCGCTGGCGGAGGTGTCTGTCGGTAAAACCTGGAGTGAGGTTCACTAATGGTCAGCGTTTACTTGACGGACATCGGATGGTTTTGTTCTTGCCAAGGCCGGGTAACGTACTACAGGGATTTATGCGAGGTCATGAATGCCGCGTACCGGCAGGCAAATAGTGATGGAGCGCCTCAACAAAGCGATCCAGGGCGCAACTACCGGTGACTTACAGCGGGCTGCGATGTTTTTAGAGGAGGCACGCAAAGTACGTGCAGGTTGCACTAACCAGCGTGCTCAAGCTCGTCGAGCTCAAGCAAATGCGTGGAAAAAGAAGGTCGATTCTTCTATTACATGGTAACGTGTGTGTAGTACATTGAACGTTATGGCTATTCGGCACGGCAATAAACAGTATTTTCAAGTTCTGCTTGACCCCAATCGAGCAGAGCTAGTTCAACAAGAGGCTGCTAAGGGCAAGCAGCGCGCAACAGCTTGGATAAGAGAAGCTGTGTATTCGGAGCTGAAGCGGATTAGTTCGCCTACTGTTTACAGCGAGGCTGAGGCCAAAGATCTTGCTCGGTGGCGGCAGTCCGTCCGTAAGCAAGTCGAGGGCCGAGCCAAACCAAAAGACGATTAAGTCATTTCATGCGCTTTGCTATCAAAGCGGCTTTTGAAGAGTCGCTGTTTCTTGCTGCTTATTACGAGGACTCAAAACAAGCTGTTTGGACGGACCAGCTAGACGATGCTTGCGACTGGAGCACCTTAGAACGTGTTGTAGGAGTCAAGGTAAAAATAGATAAAGAGGTAGAAATTATTCCGGTGGCAGGCTAAGCCGGGTTGACTCAAGAGCGCTTATTCGGCTTACTGCTTGACGCAGCATCAAACCTTGGTAAAAATTTTGCTGCATAAGTGCCACACATAAGTTTCGTACTTCAGTCAAGTCCTTTGTTTCTCTTACTCCACGACAACCGCACTCAAGTCTTAGCTGTGCTTCCAAACTTGGCTCAATAATCATCCAGTCCATTGGAACGCTCCAATAAATCCAAGTAACGGCGCTCAGAAGCGTATGGCTCCCTTGCACGCATGATGTCACCGACTACAGGAAACAGCCACTGATCAACCCGTACACAGTATTTAAAGTTGTACGGGTCCATACAGCCAATAACGACTGTCGTCCAGAACGCAGTCAAGTAGCTCCAAACGACGTACCAACTCATGCGGCGTCTGGAATTACTTGCAGATCATCAACCAGAATTACCCAGCCTGTTTTAGGGCCATCAACAGACCACCTTGGGTAAAACTCAGCCTGTCGTACCCGTGCATTACGACCTTTGCTGGCATTTTTATGGCCGCCTCTAACCATGTCAGGCAAACCGCGTGGATCTTGAAAAATCCACTCAGGATCATTGGAATACTTGCCTGCATAGCCGTTAATTACGCTCCAATGACCTGCACCATGGGGCGCTTCGCCTCGTAAAACATCACCATGATGCAGCCAACCAACCAATACTGGGCGACCTCTTTCAATTTCTAATTCAATTAAGTCAGAGTCTCCATCCTGACGAAACTCAACATTTAGCCCAAGACTTCTCAAAGTTTGTATCTGAGCATTGACAGATGTGGTGTCGCCATATTTGACGCGAATAGCGTTATATTCATCGTCCGTTTTAACTTTTTTGTAAAACGCCGCCACCATGGCAGCCGCTGAACTAAAACATTCGCGGTATCCCGTTCCACTTTCATTGTCGAATTGGCTGAAGTAAGGCATAAACACTTCTTGGTCAATGCCGCTTGCTTTCCACGCATCAAACCATGCGTTGTCTTCTTCCTCCAAAAGGTCTTGCGGCATTCGCTCCTCAAGCTCCTTAACAGCAGCCAGCTGGTGGGGCGTACCACGGAAAAATTGAAAGAACGGTAAAAGCGCTAGTGCCATCAGACGTTTCAATGGTCAACGCGAGTTTCAGGAAACAGCAAAGTCTTTAAATGCTTGACCGCTAGATCATCCAAGTCGTTATCCGTGCGCTGCACTACACGCTCCAACATCGCAATGATCAGCTCCTTGAAAGCTTTAGA